CCTGATAGCAGGTGAAGAAATCTTCCCCGGCTTCGTAACCCGGTGTCTGGTGCAGTTCAATGTCGAGCACATGTCGGTAATACAACACAACCAGCCCCCAGCAATCAGTCTTTTCGAATGAGCAGGCCCTGTTAGCCCACGGCACGCCGATCACCTTCCGAACAAAATCAGAGGTACTGCAGGCCGGTATATTCCGTTGGGTCATAGAGCCTTCCGATGTTGTTGTTCAACGGGTTGGTGACGGACAGAGTGACCGACGCAGAGTCGGCGTCGATATCCACCGTCTTGACGTATAGTTGCCACGACTTAATTGGTACCGACACATCGCCGCTGTCGAATATCTGCCGCGTGGCCGTGATGGCCGTCAGACGGGCTGCGCCCTTCCACTGCTTCATCAGCGCCTTGATATCCGACGATAGCCGCCCAAGCTTCACCGTCGCGTCGATCACCGGCGTACCGCTCTGCTGGCTCTCTTCGATTTCAAAACGCGCTGGCGTGTACGTCTGGCCGCCAAGCGTCTTCGGAAAGAACTGCTTGTCTACCAGGCGGACATAGCCAAAGGAAGGATGGTAGAACGTGATGGTGTCGTACAGGCCGCGCGTCGGGCGCTGCTGCTTATATTCTCTGAAACTAGGCATTACGGAACCCTCGGTAGTGATTCCGGATCGCGTCCGTCTGGGTAACCCGTAACCACGATATCCAGCCACGAATCCCACGGCGGCGGCAGTTCAACAATGATGTCGTCGAACTCATCGTCTGTGTTATACAGATGGTTGGCAATTACGGTTCCCGTCCAGGTCACTACTCCGCCGTCGATACTGGTTTGCACCGGCATCTGCGTGAAGTGAAGCTCCTGAACTTGCAAGCCACTACCGCCAAGATTTATCGGCATTCTGAACCAATAAAGACCGCCGTGAAGATAGTTGGGACTACGTAACCATTGCTGAAATGCTCTTTCCTCAGCCAGAGTGAAGATCCACGTCAGTGACCAGGTCACTTTCAGGTCGTCCGTAAGGTTCTGGAAGATGGCCAGGCCGACCGCTGGCTGATCGGTCTGGAACCCGGTATCGAGCGTCATGTTTTTGCTGGCCTTCTGCGCCAGCGGCAGCCAGTCGGGATAGTCGATAATTGGCATCAGCCCTGCCCTCTTGGCGTGCGTTTAACGTTCATGTTGCTGGTTATGGCGTTGCTTGCTGGGCCACCGTTATTCATGTCAGCGATGAAAGCCTCAAGCGTCCATGAACCATCACCGTTCTGTGTAGCCTGAGCATCTACAGAGGCGGATGAGTAGTTGTAGATGTTGAGAATCGGAGCGCCGCCCCCTCCACCGGAAGTCATGTCCTTATTGCTGATCACCCTGCCGTTATCACCGGGAATCATGTACTGCTTACCGGTACTGGCCTGGTAAATCTCCGGCTTCCCTCGCTCACCGACCTGATAAAGACCTCCTGCATTCACCGGGCCACCATTGTAACGCATACCGGTTAAAGCAAGGCCCTGCGCCAGGCCTACCGTTGAAGCAATTCCTGTCATGGCAGGAACTGAGTTGGCCCCAAATGAAGCGAGGCTAGCCATGGCGGCGGCAGGAGCCCAAGCTGTAGCCAAGATTGCAGCCTGAGATGCTCCAGCAGCAGTAGCTGCTGCGCCCAATGTCTGACCGATAATGAAGTTTTTGAGAGCCTCAACCCCAACCTGGACTAGCGCATTGACCACGCTGTTCAGCATCGTATTCCCGAGTGAGCGCATAGCATCCTGCGCTGACATCGTTCCGGTGATCAGCCCGGTTAACGCATTGGATGCATTACCTGAAAACGCATCCACCGCGCTTGTCAGCATTTCATAACCAAGACCTTGTTGGCTGAGCAATTGCCACTGAGCGGCTGTCATCTGCTCATTGAACTGGTTTTCCTGCGCAGTCTTTAAGGCTAGGTACTGGGCATCGGTAGCTGCCTTTGCAGCAACGAACTGATCGTAATTTATTTTCCCTTTTTGGTAACTTTGCTGGAGTATCGCCTGTTCCTGCTGCTGATATTGCTGCATCAGGGCTAACTTCTGGTTATTTTCGTTCACCAGTTGCTGTACCGGGTCAACTTCGGCTCGGGCAGAAGCTACCGGATTGACTGTGGCCTGGGCGTTAATCTTGGCGAGGTTATTCTGGTGCTCGAGCGCCATTTTCTCCGTGGCAGCGTTATACTCCTTGAGGTCTATTTTCCCAGCGTTCAGTGCGGCCTTCAGATTTTGCATGGATTCGGCGTAGGATTTATTCTCCGCCTGCAAAGGCATTGCCTTAAGTGCTTCAGTTACCCCTCTGGCTGCTGCTGATGCATCCCATGCTTTTGCTGCATATTCACCGGCCTTTTTGATTTGCTCCTGGGTTGCAGAATTACCCAGTGACTGCTGAGCACGTAATATGGCCTGCTCTCTGCTTAGCTCCTCCGTTGAATCAGCTGCCAATTCTGACTGCTGCTTCAGATTCGCCAGCTTCTGAGCAATGGAATCAGCTTGTGTTGCAGATCGCTTGCCCTGTGATTCTGCTTCAGATGCAGCTTTCTTACGCGCCTCTTCCGCTTTCTGAAGATCATAGTTTTCACCGGCCAGTCGTTTGGCGGCTGCGATCTGGTTAACGTTGTTGGTCGCCTTGGCTGCTTCCATCCCCGCTTTTGCAACGGCGCGCTGCCGCTCATCCTGAATCTTCAGAAGCTCATTCTGTTCTTCAAGGTTCAGAATTATTTTGTCGCCAGCATCCGTCGGCGGAGATATCTCAAGTGCTTTCGGATTGAAGTTTTGCCCGGCCTGATTGGCCCGGTTGATTTCATTCGCGGTATTACCAAACGCTTTTGCTACCGCGCCCTGCACCCTTTCGAGAGTAGTGCCTTTTTCAATGAGGCTGTCATGCACACCCATTGATGTGAGCATGTTGTTATTGAGCGTATTCTGTGCAATGTCGCGCGTGCGAATGGTATCGGCGAGTTTATCTTCCAGATTTGCACGGTCACGCTGTTTCTGGTTGATCTCATCCGTCAGGCGCGCGGCAATTTGCAGCAGCCCGTTCCCCTGTTCGATGGTGGTCCCGAACTGCTTGCCTTTATGAATGTAATCATCGCGCTTTGCAGTCAGATCTTCGATTTCACCGCTCAGATCTGAAAGTGCATCCTGTTGGCCCTTAATCGCCACGTTTGCGTCAGCAATTGAACCACGCAGCGCGGTATTACTCATGGCCTTCATGGAACCATTAAGCTTGTCCAGACCATCGGCAAACGCGATAGCTTCCTGCTTCGCCTGTTGCGATTTCTGCCAGAAATAGAATATGGCAGATGCCGCCAACATTGCCGCGCCAGCCGGGCCGCCGATGAGTGACAGCGCGCCTTTGGCAAGTCCAATGCCAATTGATGCAGATCTTGCCGCCGCCGCCGCGCGTGTCTGCGCCGCCGCCTGTGCAATCTCCGCTTCTGCAAGAGATAGCGACGCTGTTGTGGCCCGCGTTTTAGCTGACACCAGCGCATCCATCGCCAGCATCTCGGCTGCACTACCTTTAGCGACATTATATTCAGCCTGCGCCAGCGCCAGCGAAGAAAGAGCCGCCTCTTTATCGGCTACGGCTTTGCGCTGAGTGGACGTTGCTGAAAACAATGCTGCCTGTGCAGCCTGAGCATCAGCCAGTATTTGCTGGCGTGTCGCCGTGATGCTTTGCACTTTTGCTGCGGTGCTCTGGACAAGAGCGCCGACATATCGGGAGCCAATAACTCCAGCCAGAACCAGAGCGGCAGTCGTGCTTGCGTCAATAAAGCCTTTCATTGAGTCAGAGTTCTGACTGAATTTAAGCATCGCATCAGCTGATGCGATCAGACCGTTGGTGAATCCCTGAATAACTCCGGTTTCACCTTCGAAAGCGACCAGAATGGCGGTGATTGCCGTTTTGATTCGAACACTCGCATCGACCAGGTTATTCGACATGCCAGCGGCGGCAGCCGTGTTCGCCTCAAGTGACTGGCGCAAACCCTCTGTGAGTTGTTTGGCGGTTAGCTTTCCGGCAGCACCCAATTCGCGAATCTGCGCGCCGGTCATTTTACTGGCGGCCGCAATATCGTTAATGACGGATGGAATTGCTGAGGTAATGGTTTCCCACTGATCCGCCGCCACCTTTCCGGTATTGATGGACTTGGAGAAGGCATCAATTGCGTTGTTTGCGCGATCAGCAGAGGTGGCATTTTTCACGAACGCATAGGACATTGAGTCCTGCACATCGATAGCCTGGTTTGTCGTGTACTGCATGCTCCGTAGGCTGTCAGCCGTGCGGATGTAAAGCTCCTGCGCCTCCTGCAAAGAACGATATGTGCCGTTTGCAGTCGTAAGCAGGCGCTGCTGCACCATTTCGAATTCGGCCTGGCTGGACGTCGCCATTTGCACGCGCTCGGCCATTTCCTGATACTTCTGCACCAGGCCAGCCATTTCACGCAGCGCCGATGCAGCAATTACGCCTTTGATGGCAGATGAGAGCCTTGAAAGACCAGTATCAAGTGCGTCAGCCGCCTTATTCGTTTTGTTGAAGCTCTGCTCCATGTTGTCGAGAGCTTTATCAGCCTGGCGCTGCGCTTGCAGCAGTGGCGCTACGTCAGCGCTTACTTCGTAGTAAATTTCGCCAACGTTCGTGGTCATTCGCTATTCTCCGGGCAATAAAAAACCCCGCCGGAGCGAGGCTGTTTACTCAATTTTTCCGCCATGCCGCTTTTTTCGCCCTGGCGAGCTTTCTGGCTTTTCTTGCCATGTAGTCATCGGCAACGGCATCATATTCTTCTTTGGTGAAGCCTTTCTGGTCCGGGTATTTTGCAGCGATGAGTAATTGAAATTCAGTCATCGTGAGCTGCTCAGCCTCTGCCCGGCTCATGCCGAAGTGATTTCGCGCTGCGCTGATATATTCAAACGCATTGAATTCACTGGTCGCTTCATTGCTTTCATGCCGCTGAAGTTTCCTGACCTTAGCTTTTCCGATGATGCCATGAGCTATCAGTGACTGAGCAATGATCAGCATGTTGTATTCATTCATGGCACCACGGCGAACCTTAAATGTTTTCCCTGCCGTTTTAGCTGGACGCAATTCGCCGATCAAAGCAGTGGTATCTTCATCGCAGCATGCATCAATCACTGTCATAGCTGCCATTACAGCCTTGCGCCCGTAACTGGTCGATTTGATATGCTCGATAAGCCAGACAGGAACGACACCATAAGCTTTTATCGCTGATTCAATTAACCCGGAAACTTCGTCGTGATAGAGGTTATAGAAGGTGCTGACAATCTCGACGGGTTCGCCTATCCGTGTCATGTTGATGAATGAAGGCCTGAGTAAATAGTCCTGATCTCCATATGTGATCAGGCATTCCCCAATTTCTTTTATTGGTTTCATGAAAACCTCATAACCTGAATTATCTGGGGCACCAGGCGATACCCCATGTAATGCAGGTTAAACCGTCACTGTCACGGCAAATACGGCAGTGAATTCGCCATCGTCAGTTTTCACTGTGATATTGGCAGTACCTGCTGTCGCGCCGGAAGGGGCGTTAACTGTTACCGTGTTGCCGCTGATTGTCGCGGTTGCCCTTGCCGGAACGGAAGATGTAGCCGTGAAGGTTTTCTCCGATGCATCGGCAGGCGCTACGTTTACCGCGAATGTTGTGGACGATCCAGCTGCTACAGATGCACTGGTAGGTGTCACAGTCACACCTGTAACCGGAACATCTTCAGCGACCAGTTGCACGTCGATGGTGTCAGAATCAGATACCTTAAATTCCGTTGTCAGCGTAACAATATCGTTACTGCCACCATCAGAGCTAAGCGCGGTGATCACCATATAACCGACAAAACGAACCGGGCCGTAATCCATGAAAACCCAGATAGTCGGCTGGCGACCTGCTTTCACCTCGTCGTTGTAATATTTAACGAAGTTACCGACACCGAACTGATCGAGTTTGTCACGCTTGCGAACTTCACCTTCAAATGAGATGGTGAAATCACTGTTTGTGACGATATTTTCAACGTAGCCTTTCGTATCATCAGCATCGCTGGTAACAGTGTTAGGGCTAAAGTCAAAGCCTTTCGACGTGCCAGCCATCAGCGGCAGTCGCTCGCTTTCAAGCGGGATTGTGTCAGGGCAGCCCAACGCAACCTCCAGCACCACGGCGCGACCAAAGAGCTTACTGTTGTCAGTAGAGCAACCTTGCATATTCTTACCTCTTCATAAATAAAAAATGCCGCCATATGGCAGCCTGTTGATGTTGCTTACTCCCCGTAGAGGCAAGCGAATTGAAGTCGGAAGACGATCCTTCCCTCATCGGTCGGTATCGGTGGCGGGATGCCACCCATATTTTCGATTTGCCCTACACAGCTGTCGCTGATGGGGTTGTCCTGCACGTAATCAATAATTTTCTGCACTGCCTGAGCAGTGACCGCGCGTTTATCCCTCGGCCCGATAACATCGACCAGTACGTAATGTTCTGCTCCAAGGTCTTTACGGATTGGTGTTCCGCCATTTGGTCGGAATACGATAAATGAGTCAGTCGCTTTCCTGGTGTCTTCAAAGAAAAGCAATTGCACGATCCGCCCTTCAGTAAGCCCGGCCGCAACGAACAGGTTTTTGACCCGTTCATACATTGATGGCGTCATACCGATATCTCCTTATGCACCACCGCGTCGATTTGCCCGCGCATGTCATCAAAGCCTTTACGCAAGAACTCTTTCTCAGCCGTTGAACGCCGGAAGTTTTGCTTAACGTTAGGGTCGTGAACTGTCAGCGCGTAAGCTGCTGAATACCCGACACGCCCTGTCACGCGCACGCCGTTAATAACCAGTTCTCGGTACTGGCTGTTAATCAGTAACGATGTGTCGATGGGGGTATAAAGCGCGGCCTGTGAGCTGCCGATAATGAGTGCTGACTGAATGGCGCGGGCAATCTTGCGCCCGGTGATGTCATCAATCAGTCTGTTCAGATTGGCCTTGCCCTGAGATATGCCACGAACTTTACCGCCCATTTATAGCCCCGATAGCAGCGCATAATCGTCTGCGGTCCGATTGAATGTGTCGGCGTACCGGATGACCTGCAAAATCTTGTCGGCACCAGCCACCAGAGGATCAGACTCGACAGACTCACCGATGAAGATGAAATCACCGGTCTGCGCGTCTGCGTATTCAGTCCATAACGTGTTTTTAACCACCACTTCTGAACCAAGGTTACCGAGAGACGCAGATACACCAGCAATCTTCTCTGACATGCCACCCTGATAGTCGCAATCAATGACAAGAGGAGCGGAATACCCAAGAGGATCGCCGTATTCATCCTTGCCAAGGTTTCGCCAGACAGTGGCCTTTGCGGTATAACTCCAATTCGCGGTTGCTGACATCAGCCCTCCTTCCAGCGCAGCACCTTCGCGCCAGTCGCCCGGATGCGCGCGCAGTTGATATGCCACTCGCCGTCCGATTTCACGTAGCCGGTAGTTTCCCTCCCCGTGTCGGTCATCACCCAGACGCGGGTGAACGAACGCGGCAGCCCGTGCTTAACTGATTTGTACGTCATCAGCAGCCCCCGACCACCAGGAACAGACCCACGCTATTACCGGCGCTGATTGGCAACTCGCCGGTGCAGCCGCTGGTATCGAGCCTGGCCAGCGAGTCGCGCAGCCAGGTGATGCTGTCAGCATCGTAATCGAACGAGCGGGACGCGCCAGACGGCGCCCCCTGCGATTTGATGCGGCGCGCGCCGGACGAAGTAGCCATAAGCGCGGCGGCGTACATCAGGATCAGCTTCGCGGTGCAGTCGTCATACCCTGCGCCATCGAGGCACGGGATAATCTTGTTAACAGCGCAGAGAATCGGATCCAGCAACGCCATGGGAATGGTGTAACCCAATTCACCGAGGTACGCCTGCACGTCTGCCGCTGTGATTGGGTCAGCCATGGTTATTTCGCCTTCTTGGTTGCTTCCGCCAGTGCTGCTTCGGCATCGTCGGCGCGTTTTGTTTCTGCTGCCAGTGCGTCAGCATGAGCCTTGTCTTTAGCTTCACCATCGGCGATTAGCTTTTGGTTCTGCTCCAGTGCGTCGGCGAGTTGCTTTTGAAGGGCCGTCAGATCTGTCGCAGGAGCTGAAGGAGTAGCCACTTCGAAGGTAAGCTTCTCGCCTTTCTTCTTGTCGGTCTCCTTCGCCTTGCCAGTGCTGATCCAGCGCTCAGCTGTTGCATCGTCCACATCCACCACTGAACCAACCTCCAGCTTGCGGAGGTTGGCACCGGCGTGCAGGTTGCTTGCCACGATTTCTACCAGTGCCATGATTTATCCTTAGCTTGATGCGTGAATTACGGAGTATTTGTTGTTGATGTCCTGCTTGACCATCAACCCCATTGCACCCCAGGTGCGCCAGATGTAGTCGCTGTTGTACTCAGGACGCGGAGATGCAACGGTACCGATAGCCTGGCCGACGATTGGAGCAATGACGCCAGCAGACAGCGGAACGATGACGATTTCGTTACCTGACAGTTGGCTGTCTTCTTTAATCGCCGCAACGCCGGTCAGCTTCAGGATTTCATCCATGATCGTTCCGGACTGGAAGTTGTCGGAGAAGTAGCGTTCCAGGTTGGAGATGATTTCGCCGGATACATACCAGGTCTGCTCTGCATACTGGTTGTTTACGCGACGCATCTGATCACGAAGCGCGATTGCCCCGGCGCGGATAGCCTGAGACGTTGCTGTGCCAGAGGTGAAATCGATGTTAAGGCCGGAAGCCCCAAGGTCGATCTGTGCTACACGCTCATCGTCACGCAGCCCTTTCCAGGTCAGGCCGTCGAATACTGCAAAGTTACCAGCCTTATCGCGGAAGCCGTTGAAAATGTAGTCAACGTAACGACGCTGTACATCTTCTACAGAACCACGCTGAGCATCCGACTGCGACTGCAATGCCTGCGGGCTGTTGAAGATTGGATCACGCCATTCGAACTTAAAGCCCGAGTCGTGAATAGGTACCATGGTGCCATCGAAGGAATAGCTGCGTGCATCCAGCGCCGCACCAACCTGACCGGACATGGAAGTATGAGCCCAGCCGCGGCCACCGGTACGAGCGTAATCGTAACGAGACTGCTCAATTCGCACGGAGCGAGAGAGCGGCATCAGATCGTTCAGTAGGGTGAATTCGGTATTTGGCTCGAACTGCTGAAGCACAGTTGTGTCGAAAGCGCGATACAGGCGGCGGATATCGTCAACTGCGTTCACCGCGTCGAGATAAGGGGCGTTTTCTGCATCACCACGGAACTGAGTGCGTGCCAGAAAATCAGCTGCTGCCTGAGCACTGGCGTTTCGCTCAAGTTCGAGAGCGCGCCATTGCGCCTGGTTTACCGCGAGGTTACCGGTCTTCTCGCCGATAGACTTGGAGAATACAAACATTCAGTGCTCCTTATTTGAACACAACGCGAATCAGATCGCCCGCCACCGCAGTGACTGCTTTATCTTCTTCGACATAAGCGAATACGGCGGCATCATCTACAACCGCAGTGATCTGACCGTTGGCTACTGCAACCGGCTGGCCTTTGGTGTAAGTGCCCGCTGCTGCTCGCACATTTAGGAACATGCCAGGCAGCGGATGAATACCAACAACCAATTCATTGGCTGGGATTGCGTCATCAACACTCAGGCAGCGCAGGTAGTCTTTGTTTGCCACATACTTGATGGCGGATTCTGCCCCGACCACAGAGGCCGTGAACTTGTCAGCAGTACTGAAGAAGCCAACTGTACCAGGCAGAGTCGATGCAGCCGCCCCGCCTTCACGGTTAAGCAGCGGATTAGGGAACACGCCGCCGGCGTGGATAATATGCTTTCCGTCTTTAGCCATTTTTTACTCCGGCATTTCGCTGACTGATTGGGTGTTGGTTGCCTGATGGCGGAATGCACCGTTCAGGCCGAAAGATGTCTGGCACTTGGCGTACATGGCGTCGAGCGCCTTACCGTCCAGATCCTCGACTTCGTCGTCGCTCATGTTCATCGCCAGCTTCACAGCCGCGCGCTTTTCGCCTTTCTCTTTATCGGCGTTAGCGCTCAGGCTGTTGAAAACGACGTCCACGCGATCGGCGAGTTTCTGCGCCCACGCTGGCATCTCTTCGTTATTGGCGGCCTGCTCTTTTTTCTTGGGCTTGCCGGTTTCCGGGTCGATTTCTTCATCGCCTTTTTTCTTGGCGATGGCTTCTTCGGCCTTCATCTGGTTGTATGCGTCCATCAGCTCGGCGTCGGACTTGCCTTCAGTCGGCTTACCAGCGGCTTGCAGCGCATTGATAATCAGTTCTTTCATCGGATCGTTCTCTCCGTTGGTTTTAATCTCGTACTCAGGTTGTTTGCGCACGACTTCTACAGGTTCGCCGACGAATTGGGCCTTGCCGTCATCGTCGATGATGTACTTCTGTTTGAAATAACGGGAATCATCCCGGTATACGAAGGTGTCAGGCCATACCGACTCTGGCCAAAGCCAGTTGTCATCAGATCGACCCTCTCGCAGCTTTTCACTGATTGCGCGCTGGATGTCGTCGAAGGAAAAGTTGGAGGCATTGGTAAAGAAGAATTTGGTTTTGTTGATCAGGCCATCGCGGGTGCAGTCGATTCCGTCAGCCAGGCGGGCAACTTCGATCTGCTGATCATCACCTTCTGAGTTAACGAAGATGCCCACGCCCTCCTCCGGCGTACCGGCGCCGGGCTCATCAAGCAACACCGCCACATGGTCAAACATCATGTTTGTGGCGATCTCGTTGTACTTCTTGCCCTTCGATTCACCATTAGCAGCGATGCCGGAATAGAGCAGGCCTGTGGAGATGTGGATAGGGTCGGAGTTGATACCGGCCAGCATCTCATCCAGGCGGTTGATCAGGCGTTTGCCCTTATCGCTGGATTCGGCGTACTGGCGGTTAACGTACATGTCGCCCGTCACTTTGCCGTCTTTGTGGCTGACGTTCTGTAGCCATGCCCCGACGTGATACTCATTCACCGCCCGGACATCGCGCGCCGACACATGCTTGCCGTCCACTTTCGGGTGGCCCAGCGGCATCGGGTTACGCTCGAGCGTGTTGTAGGCCTTTTCGATTTCTGCTGCCGGGTACAACTTCCGGTTCATCACGATATCGTCCACGACAGGCGTGATGCCGCGAACCACGATATGTGGCTTGCCGTCTATGGTTTCAGTTGTGATGTTTGAAGCGGAGTTGACGACGGTCAGCACGTTAACGCGGTTGCGTTTCATGCTGTTTCCTCAAGTCAAACTAATGAGCTATAACTAAACGGATGTCTTTCAGATAAATAGGAGTGAATTGATGGCAACATATAAAGTGACATATCAAATAAATGGTGATTCAACTTATCGAGATGTTAATGTCGAAAGCGACCACTCTTTGACAACTGTCGATAAAGAAGTAATCGAAGCTGCTAATCGTGATTCTGTGAATTTCACTTCAACTACCTCAGGAACATCACTAATTGGAATTCGAATAGTTTCAGTAACAGAAGTTATTTAGCTTTATTCCAGAGCTGGCGTTCTTTCGCCAGCTTATCCCTCAACCCTTCGTTGAAAATGCTGCCGTCGTCGTTGAGTAGCACCGGAATCTGGCTGCAATAGCAGTTGTAACGGTTGCCGTTTTCGGCGTAGAAGTCCCGCACCTCTTCCGTGGTGTAGACCTTTCCGTGACGGCTTGCGTGCCAGGTGCGCGTCGTAGGCTTGAGCGCTGAAAGCCACAACAGGCCAGTATTCAGCCCCAGCCTGTCGGCAGCCCAATCCGTTTCGTTCCATTGTGCCTGCCGCAGCGCGCCGACCTGCTCAGTCTGAGCGATGGTCTTCGCCTTCGACATGGACACATCGAGGCGCTTACTGATTACGCTGGCTGTCTCGCGGGGATTCACGCCGCGCGCTACCGCATCGGTGATGATGTTTGTCAGGTCGCCGCGGGCGGTGTCGCTGATGACCTTCCAGTCACTGAACGTTGTCAGCCTGGCCGCCGATATCTGGTTCAGATAGCCCGGGCTGCTTAAAAGTTGCTGCAGCGTCGTCTGGCTGGCGTACACCTGCGACTGCACCGAAAGGTTAGTGAAGGCGTTTAGCGTGCCGCGATCATACTCCGCAATGACGTAATCCATCGCCCAGAGGTTCTGACTACCACCATCGAGAAGCTCGTCATCCAGAATAGATTGCACAACCTGTAACAGGTCGGCCAACTCAGCGGCGGTCATGTCATAGATGAACTTACCGGCATTGACCTGATACAGCGAAGGCTCTGCGCCCTCGTTGTTGCACATCATCCAGGACTGCTGTGCGTTCTCCTCACGCTGCTGCCCGGTCAGCCGCAGATCAAGCAGAGCCCTAAGCCTGCGCTTGATGTTCAGATACCTATCTTCGATATCGTTGAAAATCCTGCTGACCTGCCGCGAGGACTGCGTAGGGTCAGCTTTATTGCGCGGTACGATTGGCGTCCCGATTCTGGTTTGCGCTGTCATCATCATCTGTCAGCGGATCCTTATCGGTTTGCTTTACATCAGGGTTAGGTGGCTGAACGACCTTGCGAGGCTCCAGCTCGCCGACTGCGCGGATTTCGTTTTCATCCACTGCCGGAGTGCCGTATGCCTGCTGAGTATCTTTCGCCACGACAGCCATTGCCTGCATGTTGGCTATCTTCTCTTTCTCACTCGGTGCGAGCAGATCAGACCATGCCAGCGTGACCTCTCCGGATGAAGGCGGGTCGATGACACCCACCGTCCAGAAGCGCTCAAGCACGCTCTCGACCACCATCGACTGGAATCCCCAGCGGCGGCCGTTACAGCGCTTAGCCCAGTCTGTTTTGTCCTCATCGGAGGCAAGACGCCCCGTCTGCTGACCAAACAGTATGGTGAACGGGCATTGAATCGAAGATGCAAACTCGTTGGCGGCCACTGTCCAAGTCGGGGATGGGTCTGCCGCCGCAACGGAGAGAACAGACGGCGTGCCGGCCTGCATAACCAGGGCCGCATCCGTACCACGGTTCATCTTGGCGACTTTGTCGTTAAGCGCCTCGCCCAGGTCTTTGTAGCCAGATTCTGTGGCTTGCTTTGACAGGTTCGCAATGTTGGTTTCTTTGTCGAACGCAATCCCGAGCTGGCGACTGGCATTCTTCAGGAACCCTTCGGCACTACCACCAGATACCTTTTCGAGGTCGAGAAGTTTGTTGTAGCCTGCACGCAGGAATGGCACGCCAGACAGCATATTTTCGTCTTCAGAGCCTTCGCAGAGAATGATGATTCGCTCGGGGTGTACGGTAACGCCGCGCACCGGGCCATACGTACCATCATCACCTACGGGCTGCTCGTTGAAGTTGTACGAAACTGGCTGGCCGTACGTTTCTGAAAGCGTGTCGGTATCGAAGTTTCCCGGCTTGATCTGCGATTCCCACGCGGGGATCAGCTTAACAATGGCCTTGTCTTTCAGCCGTACCACCACCGACCTGTCTACAGGTTCACTCCATTCCCTTCCGTCTCGGAACTGAATGAGCAATGCCGAGTATCGGCCAACGAGATTGCGGCGATCCGCATCCTTAATTTTCGGCCAGTGCTTTTTCAGCAGCTTAGTGGCTGACTTTTCCCAGTCCGTTGTCTTGGTTGACTCCTTTCCGCCGTCGCCGTCGATGATCGTCGGGTTATCAACCCAGCACGAATCGAGAAGCTTATGGACTGCGGCAAACGCCACCGCGTTGCGCTCGTAGGCCCGGTAGTAGCGGTCGAACTCGAGACTGTTTGGATAGCCGAACTCATCCCACAACTTCGTGCGTTTGGTGTTTCCCGGCTGGCCTGCGTACAGCATGCGCTGCCGCCCGATAGCATCAGCAAGGGCATTAACGAGGAATGAAACCTCGCCTTGTTGTTCACTCACTGATGAGCTCCTTAGAAGAATACTGCGCCGACCTGCTTGTGGTTGTTCTTCGCTACTGCAAAGTAACGGAAGCCGTCAGCACCGTGTGATGTGAAGTCATGAAGCGGTTTGTCTTTCCAGCATCCGCGCTTGTCGTCCCACTCCTTGCGGTAGCCTTCGAGGTGAGATATGCCCTCGGCACATTTCTCCTCATCGAAGACGCAGGACGGGAGGATTTCACGCACCGACTCAATGCCGGTATCGACCCCAGTTTTCGGAACAACATTGAAGGTCATCGAGTAAACCTGGCCGTCGATTTCATAGCCTTCCTGCGCAAGTTCTTTACGCGATTTGGCATCAGCGCCGAATTCACGGTTCTCAATGTCGTGCGGGCCCCAGTGCTCGCCGTACTCATAGCCGCGGTCTTTCAGCACCTTCATGTAGTGCCTCAGCCCCTCGCCGGAGTTTTCGTAGTAGTCGATGATGTGGAACTCATTGCCTACCTCGCGAACGAACCAGATCGCCGTGGAGTCGCCCACGCCGATATCCCAGAACGTGTGCACCGGAAGGTGCGAGTTATCCGGAATTTGGCCGATCCGCTTGTTGGTGTAGAGCCAGCGGAACTGCTTGGCGTAATACGCGCCCTCGACAGATTGCTGGAACGCCTCGGCCGGAATGGTCGGGTATTCGCGCTTCATGTCGTCGCCGAGCGTTTTCTCTTTGGCGTAGTACCAGGCTTTCTGGCGTTCGTTGACGACTACGCCGTGCTTCGACTCCATTTCAGCGAAGTATTCAATCAGGCGCTGCGGTAGTGGCTCTACCGGGTCGATGGCGTACTGCGGGTTCTTCCACCAGGAGAAGAAGAAAAACTTCCAGTCCAGCGCTGAAAGTGGCTTACCCTGGAGCAACGCCTTCTCTGCCGTCTGGCAGTAATCGAAGAAGTAACCCGCCCGGCCCTCGGCTGTGCTCTCGATAGTAGCGAAGCATCCAGTTGAAACCGCCTCAAACGCACCAGTAACGATCTCACGGGCTTTGTCCGGATACTTGGCGCATATCTTCCCGAACTCGGAAACGTGCAGGTAGCGCAGCGTACCGCCACGAAACGACGTGCTGACGTATAGCGATCCGCCCTTCTTAAAGACGAGCTCACCAGACGAATCATTGCTGGCCGGGTTGGCCGCCTTTATCTCTGCCGGCAGCTTGTCGTATGCGTACTTCACCTTTTCACGGAACAGGCGCTTTGCGTCATTCAGCGTGTGGGCAATCAGCGCGCACTTAGCCGACTCAAACAGGGCCGCGTCGAGCTGGATGATGCACACCTCAGTGGTGAAACCGAGCTGGCGAGCTTTCAGGATGATGTTGCGGGTGTGGATCCCCTCGAAGTATTCCCGCTGCTCAGGCGTCATCCTGAAGCGCGTGGGCTTACCCTCTTTGTCGGTGATCCAGTAAAGATTGTTCAGCCGCCAGTCTTTATCAGACAGCAGCTTAAGGTGCTCAGGTTTCATTACGCCCCCTGAGACAGTGAATCCATCAGGTTAGACAGGTCATCAACCGTCTTATTGCCTTCCTCGGTGTCGAGGTTATACGCCTTGCGCTCAGCGTTTATCACTTTTATCTGAGCATCTACACCGGCAGTGATCGAGCGAGACATTGAGGCATGATTCTCTTCCGTGATATCTGCATCTTCGAGGAAGTCGCGGAGCTTATTGGTGATGCCGCGCCATGCCGCCAAACTTTCCCGATGAGCCATGACTACAGCGGCCGCCTCATCGGATGCCTGGTCAATAATCTGCTCATCAGTAACCACTGGTGACTGGTTACTGTCTTTGGTTACCGACTTGGTTACCTTGGCCTTGGTTGCCGCCCTGACCTTTTCTGTCAGGTCGCGCTGCCATCCCTCTTTGTTCGCTCTCTTCAGGATGGTGGCGTGGTTAACGCCATGCTTTTCACCGATAGCCCTTACTGACAATGAACCAGCCCGGTAAGCCGATTCAATGGCCTCCCAATCTGGTTTGCTCATTGGTTACTCCGTTATCTATTTACAGGCTCATACTTCAACTTCTGGCTAATGCCATGCTTAACGAGAAAGTTACCCACCTTTTGGTAATCAGGCTCGCAACGCATCATTAAGCAGAACACTGTCAGCGTCCTGAGATAGACAGGAACCCACCACCTGCTTTTGATTTCAACTGACAGCCTGCACGTCGCCATTGATTTGTTCCTCTGCTGGTACTGGCGTGAACTGCACGCGCTTCACATCGGCCGGAGCAAAATACAGCCACTCGCCCGTTTCCGTCGCCAGCGGCACAAAGCCGTTAACCAGCTCAGGTTGACGTCGTGACATCTTGCCCGTGAAGGTTTCGCCTGTTTGGGTGGTTAGCGTGATTTGGTAGATGTCGGACATGATTACCTCTTTGCCTTGTCGCAGCTGTTGCCCTGCTTCTCAGAAGTGCTTAGCCACTTACGGCTTACCCGTCAGCAAGATGTGATCACCATCCTTGCGGGGTTACACAGATCATTATCGAAGCCCCTCGGTGAAGAGCTTCTGTAATGAATCACAACTTAACGATGTGTCCTGTCAGTTCTTCGAACTTGTCTCTGCCGACCGAATTAAGCAGCGTTACAAAGCCACATGCCAGGATGTAAAACAGCGATGTGAATACCCATCCGGAGTAAGACAGCATGACGAAGATGGCCGCCATAGTCACAAGTCCAATGAACTTTCTGATCGCGCCCTTGCGCTTGTAATAGTCCTTCAGAGGGATTAACAGCTTGGCACGTTCCATGGGGTCACTCTCTTTCCCGGCCATGAATACAGCCACAAGGAACAGAGGCGAAATGAAGCATGCAAGAGCGATGATCGCCCAGTATGCCGCTACGACGATGCTCATCAGTGAATTGTCGCCCTGTAACGTAGCGTAGACCAGCAGGCCAAACAGCCCCCAGACCAGAACGAATACAAAAGCAGTAGTCATCAACTTCTTCATAATTCACCTATAAGTTGCGAGCCTGTTCGCATAGATAAGCCGCCCCGAGAGATAACGATTTATCTCAGGCTCGCTTCCTATAGGCTCTCGGTTGGTAATGCGCTGCGATGCGCATAAAAAGCCCCGCGGATGCGAGGCTGTGAGAATTTGCTACGGTTAAAGTCCAGAGGAGAGACTGTGTCAGAACCTCAGGGATGAGGCTCTATTTCCCCTGGGTCTGCTTATCCCATTCCTCGCGGAACTTGGATGGGTTGTCGAAACCTTCACTGCACTGGTAGGTTTTCATCACTTTGCCCCCGATTCTTTTGTTTTCTGGCAGTTTGCCTGCCACGCTTTGTTATGCGCCAGGATGTCGCGCTTCGTCTGGCGGTCAAGAAAATCAATGTCGTGATCAGTAAGGTAGATTGGCTTTACCCAGTCACAGGCTGTATCAACCACCACCGGGACGCTTCCACGTGTCACGCAGCTCGCGATCAACATCGTCATCAGGCATGCGGTTAACATTCTGCTGTACATTGCTGGCCTCTTTCGTTGCTTCTACCCGGCGTTCGGCTGCTGACTCAATGGCCGAGGCCTTTTCTTCTGTGCGCTGTCGGTCTGCTTTTTCTTCAGCCTGTTCACGCCCGCGAAAACGGCCCACACCAAACGCACCAAGCACCATCAGGATCGCAACTCCGATTGCCGCCAGTACAGATTTGAGTGTCGTCATAGGCTCACCCGCTCGCGCATCCAGCCATAAACAAATGATTCGTTAGCCGGCCGCTGCTCTGCCAGCTCAAGATAACGCTGGCCCTGGCTACAGTTCAGTGCGCGAAGCAATATGATTTCCCCTTCGCCGCCTCGTTTCTCCAGGAAGGACTTTAGCGCGCTGATGCTACGTGGGCCGATTTGCCCGTCGGCGATCAGATCCGGATAGAACTGCTGCTGGTTATTGAAAACGTTCAGCCAGCGCTGAAACCATTTAACCTGCACCGATGGCCCCATGTTCACACCGGTATCGCAAAGTTCGGCGGCAATAGAAGGGGATACTTCTGCCACCTGGTCAAAGCGCGGGCCATACCAGTAATCAGACTCAAGGATCGCCAGAGCCTGCTCACGAGTAAGGTTTCGCATATCACCGGTATAACCATGCGCGCGGGCAGTTGCCTGAGTAATTCCCCAGTTCGTTGGGCCGCCCTTATCGTTAGGGTGATCAACATAACCACCCTCTTTGCCGAGGATGGTGTTAAAGATATCGTCTTTGGTCATGGCTATTCCGTAATGACGACCTTCGCCAGGTTCCCGCGCGCCAGCCACACCGCCATGCAGATGACGGAGTTAAGCAGCAGATCGCCTAGGTTAACCTGTACGTAGTGGCCGAGCAGAATGTTGAAGGCATTGAATCCGGCGGCAAGGATGACCAGATAGGCCAGCACCGCGACACTCAGGCGATGACGCTTTCCCTCCTTCCGGAAAAACATCAGCCTGACCATGATTAACAGGCAAACTATGGCGTTTGCAT